TGCCGGAACTGCCACCGATTCCGGTGCCTGGGGACTGCGTGATCGCCGAGCTGCGGGCGAGACCCGACCTGCACTGGTACAACGTCTGGCTACCCGACTCGGTGAGCCAGTGGCCCGCGGGTGCTACGATCCAGGTGACGCTGCGCGACGGCGTGACTCTGGCGGCGGTCCGAACCATCGGATTCGGTGCCAGGCCAGGTGGCAAGATCGTGCGCCTCGCGGGCCCGGTGGATCACGGTAGGCTCGAGCATGCGGTGTATCGAAATCACGGCTCATGCTGGAGAGTGCTGGCCGGCTTCGGCGCCCCGGTCAGCGGCAAAGTCGAACGCGTCGAACTGGTCAAGCGGGAGGTCCCATGAAGAAGCTGATTCTTACTCTGTTCGTTGCGGTGTTGCTAACCTCAACCGCGACAGTTGCTTACTGCGGTCTGTTTTGCGATGCCGCCAAGCACTTCAAGTGGCAGAGCGATGTCCTCAACTCGTTCTGTGCGATCGAGCTCGTCTGGGAGTCTGGCTGGTAGCGCGGCCATGAGGCGGCGTGTGAAGCTGGACGCCAACCACGCCGCGATCGTGCGCGACCTACGAATGGCCGGCTGCACGGTGGTTGATCTATCGAAAGTCGGCGGCGGCTGTCCGGATCTACTGGTCGGCCGTGGGCGCTCGACCTACCTACTCGAGGTCAAGTCGCCCGAGCGTGCGCGGTACGCGCGGGCGAGCGAGCGCCGGCAGGCGGAGTGGCGCGCGGCGTGGCGCGGTGGGCCGGTGGCTGTGGTGACGGACCTTCGCCAGGCGCTACTCGCGGTCGGAGCTGCTCATTAGGGTCGGCCGGTGCCGGCGGGCGAAAGTGGCGCGCGACCGGCGCAGGCAACCACGCCGAGCGTCACGTCGGCCGGCCCTAACGCAGCGCCGCGAACGCCATCCAGCCGAGTAGGCCCCAGATCAGCGCGAGCAGGAGCATAGCGCCGAACTCGAGCAGGGCGCGCCTCACCACCTATTCCTTCGTGCTCGATCCGCTCGCGCTCGAGGTCGGCGGCGCTCCGGTAGTGATCGTTCCCGCAATCGCACGGCTGGTCGAAGCTGCTCGCCGTAGGCCCAGTGGCCGTTATCGAGGTCCACGACGTAGCCGGAGGCTGGAACGACGACCAGGGCCCAGGGCGCGGCGTCGATCTCGTGGCCGCCTTCTTTCTCACCGGGCGCACAGCGCGTCAACCGGACGACCTGCGCCGGCCGTGCCGCGTGGTTGCCCCATCCGCCGCGCCACATGACGCGGTCCCCTATTCGCAAGGTCTCGCTCAAGAGCTCGCTCCTTTCTCGCGCCTGACCGATCCGCGGCGCTCGTGGTAGTAGCTGGAGACTTCGTCTCGGTGGATCACCCGGCGGCCCTCGAGCAGCAGCCAGCGGCCGAGCCACACGGCGCGGACGATGCGCCGCACGGTCTCGCCACGCAACGTCACCAGGTCGCCGGGCTCGAGCTGGAGGCGGAACCTCAAGGCTCCACCCGCCAGCGGCCGACATCGTTGCCGTTCAGGTCGTTGATGGTATGCCAGGCGTCCAGCGGCTCGCCGCCGTCCTCGACGCGGTGGGCGATGGCGCGCAGGATGCGGGCGCATTCGGTTCTGAGCTGGTCTCCCTCAAAGGCGGCGCTCTCGGTGTTGCAGCGGAATTCGAGCATTTTCAATCCTCTCCTAGAAGCATGATGGTCAAGACGTGCTCGTGGTGGTCGCCCGGGTGAGACAGCGCGTAAAGCGCGCCCTCGGTCGGGTGCATGCCGTTGCGCTGGTCGTCGGCGAGCACCCGCGCCACTCGGAAGTCAACCCGGATCTGCCCGGGCTTCGCACGCCGGCCCGCGAGGTACATCATCCACAGCACGTCATGCGCCCGGCCGCGCTCGCTCTGGCCTAGCTCCGGGCGCAGTCCCTGCGGCCAGTCGATGAACTCGGCCCAGGCGGCGCGTGTGATCGCCACCGGGACCTTGAATCCGGTTTCCTTCGCCCAGGCGGTCAGGTCCACGAGTTCCCCGTCCTCGATCGCCTGGGCGCGCGTGTAGCTGTGGATCGGTTCGCCGAACAGCTCCTTTGCGTCCATCGTCTCGCCCTCCACGGTTGCGCCCGGTGCGGGGGTCCGAGCGGATCTCGGCTCCCCCGCAGCGACGCCGGGCGGATCAGTTTCGCCAGGGGCGCGCCGATGCACCCTCTGACGGAGCGGGTGAAGCCGCACGGTGCAAGCCGGCGATTGCCGACCCTCGGCGACGGGCCATTAGGCGCGGCCCCCTGGCGTTGGCCTTCGCGGTCCCATTCGGTTCATAGGTCAAGATCCTCCTGGCCGGGCTTCCCGGGCTCCGGCGGTAGGTCGGGAAACAGCGGCACCACGGGCAGGCCGCGGCGCTCTTTCGCGCGTTCGGTCTCGCACTGGCGGCAGCGGGTGAGCTCGCACTCGGCCCAGTCGCCGCAGCGGGAGCAACGGCGCCAGCTCACGGCTCGACCTCGCGGCACGCAGCATGCACCAGCAGCCGCGGCGCCTCGGCCAGGTACGAGAAGCGGGGCGCCGAGAACGCCCAAAGGACGAGGTAGCAGACCCAGCCGTCAGCCGACAGGACGCCGGAGCGGTAGGCGCGCTCGGCCTCGGCGTAGGTGACGCGGGCGAGCCACCGGGCGAACTCCAGGCGGTACGCGCGGACGCGGGCGGCGTGCTCGGCGGCGTCAATCATCGTCCACCGGCTCGTCGGTCCAGTAGTCCGGATCAGTGAAGATGTCGGGCCGGAACTCCGCCCGCTTCTCGGCCTCGCAGCGGTCGCAGACGCGGCCGCAGTAGATGCAGCGGGCGTCCAGCAGTTCGCGTGACTCCAGGCCGGAGCCGCAGCCGCACGGCCGGCGCGCTGGCGGGTCGCAGAAGGCGGCGCAGTCGGAGCACGCCTGCCAGGTTGCATCCGGACCGGCGGGACGGTCGCACGGCCCGTTGTGGCGCTGGCACAGGCAGTGCGCTGGCAGGAAGGCGGCCCCGGATTGCGGGTCGTGCGCGTTGTAGTCCCAGGTCTCGCGGTTCATTGCGGGGTTCCTTTCTTGACCAGGCGCGGGCCGCGGCCCTCGCGGACCAGGGCGTCCAAGCCGGCGTCAGCGTACCAGGCGGCGAGGCGCGCGCCGCGCTCCACCTCGCGGAGCAAGGCCGAGACCTCCGTAAGCATGGCGTAGTCGGCGCCGGAGCCGACCAAGCGGGCACGAGCTCGTTCCAGGACCTGGGACGCCATGCGTGCTTGGAAGGCGGCGAGGCGGGTGGCTTCGAGCGAGGCGATTATCATGGGAGTGGTCCTTTCTCGGGGAAGGAGTATGGGCCGGTGGCGCCCGGGTGCTGGTGGGCGCAATCGGCGTCCGTGGTGCAGGGCACGGGCGGAGCTGAGATCGGGCAGCCGGCGACCAGCAGGGTGCCCAGGGCGCCAGCCAGCAGCAAGGCGCGGCGGATCATCGGGCGCCCTGGGCGAACACCGGCCGCCGCGCGAGCTTATGGAGCCGGCCCAGGTTGTCGGAGCAGGCGGCCGCCAGGTAAAGACGGCGGCGCTCCGCCCGGCGCGCGCGACGATTCAGGGGGAGGAGGCTCATAGGCCACCCATCCGGCGCGCGCGCATCGACAGCCAGGCGCCTCCGCGCGCCGTTATGATATGGTCGAGCAGGCCGATGCCCAGCAGTTCGCCAGCGTCCACCAGCCGCTTGGTGATGGCGATATCCTCGGCGCTCGGCTCGGGGTCGCCGCTCGGGTGATTGTGGGCGACCAGCAGGGCGACGGCGCCACGCTGGATGGCGCAGCGGAACACTTCGCGCGGATGGACGATCGAGGCGTTTACGCTGCCGACGCTGACCGTCTCGGCGGGCGCGATCGGCGCATGGCGGGCGTTCAACGCCAGCACCATGAAGCTTTCGCGGTCGAACTCGGCCAGTTCGCTGAGCAGCGTCACGGCTTGTTCGGGGGTTCCGATCGGGTCAGGTAGGCCAACTGCCGCTCGGCCTTGGCTTTCTGCGACGTAGGTTGGTTGATTCATGGGGAAGGTGTCTCCAGGGGACTGGGGGCGTTCGATCCCGCTTCCCACCGGCCCGGCTCTGGCCCCCTGAGCAGAGACGCGAGCGCGGTGGGTGCGGGTGGTCAGCGCGTGTAGTGGCGGAAGCTCCGGCAGGGCGCATCGCTCCGGTGCTCGATCATCTCGACCTCGAACGGGACGACATCCAGCGGAAGGCCGCGACAGGCTGCCTTGAAGAAGGCGGAAGCGTCGCAATCCTCCTCGAGGTAGACGGTGGCGCGGTCGGGCGAGACGTAGGAGCAGGCCGAGACCTCGACCGCGAGGCGCTCGACCTCGCCGAGGGGGACCTCAAGCCAGCCGTGGGCAGGGTCGGTGTGGAAGCGGTAAACGGGGCGTTCTGACATCTCAGGGGCTCCTTTCGGATTGCGCGCGGGCCAGTCGCGTTTCTCGCTGGCGTCCCAGCCCCGATGCTTCCGGGATTCGAGAGGGGGTGGATGCGACTGGACCCGCGCATCTACAGTGTAGGACCGCTGCCGATTGCTGTCAATCGGTTTTCTCGGGGCTCGCGTAGAGTTGCTCCACCGCATGGCCATAGAGGCGCGCCATCTCGCCGTTAGCCCAGCGCAGCAGGTCGGCGGCCGACTCGCGGTCGAACTCGATCATGGACAGGAGCAGCGTCTCGATTTTGTTCAGGTTGGGGCTCATGGTGCCTCCAGGGGGTTTGATTGGCGCGCCACCCTCGGCGTAACAGCGTCGAGGCGCCTCGGTTGACTCACGTCTTGCGGGCACTACTCCAGCCGCGACGCGCCTACAGTAAGCCCATGCACTCCGCGTGCCGGCCGTAAGTCGTTGCGGCCGCACTGGCACTCGCCCAAAAACCGTGCGCCATGCAACCCCTGCAACGTGCATCCTGCAACGCACCAGGCCATCGCCAGCCGCATCCGCGAGCTCCACCGATTGCAGCCAATCGGACCCCGATCAACACCCGTATATCAACACCCGTATAAGGACGCGCGCGCGCTGCTACATACAACGGCACAGAGCCCCATGGAGGCACCCAGGAGCTCGAGGATGCAGAAGCACCCATGCTGGAGAGCGGACGCCCATCGACGCACGAGCGACCGCTGGAGCGGTGAGCGGGAGCGGGAGCGGGAGCGGGAGCGAAGGAGCCGAGGCCGGCCGACCCGGCCAGTCGGCCTCAGATCCTGCGAGCTCGACCAGGCGCGGGCCGCCCATCCGGTCTCCAGGCGCCCGGCGCCAGCGGCACCAGGCACGCGTGCGAGTGCGCAAGGCGTCGCCACCCGTCGCGAGAGGCTCATCGGGCAGCGGTGTGAGAGATGGTGATGGGGCCCCATGCACTCGTGTACTGGCGGGTCCCATCTGGCTGGCTGGGGGGTACTGGGCATAGACTGGGAGGTGGAGCGTTCCGGTTGGGTCCCATCCTGATCTGGGTCTGGGCGTGGTGCCCGGGGCACTGGCTTGGGCGCTCCTGAGCGAGCGGGTCATATCGGGAGAGGAGGGTAGTTTCACGTGGAACACTCCGGTCCGCGGGTGGTGCAGACGCTGGAGTGCCTGAAGTGCGGGAGGGTGGTGGAGTGGAGTCCGCGGCCGCCGGTGGACGCTAGGCGTCTGGCGTGTTCGGGGTGTGGGGTGAGGGGTCAGGTGGTGTGGCGGCAGGTGGTGCGGCGGGGGGTGGCGGCATCACGAACGCCGGGTTCTCCATGAAGCGGCGGTAGCAGGACCGGCACAGGCCATCGCGGTAGTGCTTGAATCCTGGCAGCGGAGGATCGAACTCGAGCAGCAGGATCGGTCCATCGAACTCGGCGGCGGCGCAATGGAGGATCCAGCAGTGGCCGCTACCCCAGACCAGGCCACGCATGCGCTGCCCTTTCTCTATCATCATCGCCGACCGGTCAGCCGGTCACCGGTCCGTGTTGGCGGGCGTGAGGCGCGGTGGGATGGGCTTGCCGAAAGGAGATCAGGGTCGTCGTCCATAGCTCGAGCGGTCGTCGCTGGGCGGCTCGGGCATGCTGAACGCACAGCGCCAGCGACTCGTCGCGCCACGGCACCTGGCGCCACGCCGGGTGCAGGCATGGCTGGCCGATTCTGGTCAACGCCGCGCAGCCATAGGGTGCCCCGCACAGGAACCGAGCATCGACGGTTGCGGCCACCAACCGACTGCGGTGGTCGCGCACCAGGATCATCGCCGCTCCGCAGCCGATGACCGTCTCCGTCGCTTCGCCCACCACAGACAAACCCGGCAATGTCGAGGCTCTCCGATCACCGCCTCAGTAGCCGATTCCGGGACCGCGAAGCCACACAGGGTCCGTCTGGTTTCTAGGTCGACCGCGTGGGCCGTTTCCACCGCCCGTCTGTGAAGGTTGGTCCACACCATCCAGGCCCGGCTCATCACCGATCCCCTCCGTTCGACGGTGCCCGGGCGGCCCGCTCCACCTTCCCCGGCAAAGCGAGCCTGGCCCCGAGCGCCATCATTCGGTAGACCCGGCCGGGGCGGTGGAGGTCGAGCCTCCGCGTCCGGCTCCCGCTGGTCCGGCTCCCGGACCCGGCCGGGGTTCTGGTTTCCGCCAGCGGCGGCGATTGCCCTTCGCGCCCCGCCACGCCACCAGGTTGATCTCCTGCGCTGGCCCAGTGCGTGGCTCACGGGTGCAGCCCTCCGGGAGTGCGACCCGCTTCTTCTGGCGCAGCAGCTCGTTATCGGAGCGCAGGGTGCGGAGCTCGCGCTCCAGCGCCGCGATCCGGTCCTGCATGAGGCGCTCGCGCGCCGCCGCCGCCTGGGTGGCCTGGCGAAGCTGGGCGTGTAGGTTAGGCGCATGGGCCTGAGTCACCGGATGAGACTTCACCGCTGGGCCTCCAGGTCGCGTTCCCGTGCAATCCTCAACACCAGGTCCTTGGCGACCTCAGCCTCGGCCCGCGCCACCACCAACTCGCGATCACGGAGCTTTTGCCAGCTCTCTAATCCAGCCCGCCGACCCGCCGAGAGGCCGCGCTCGTAGCCCCTTCGGTAGGCTCTGCGCATCACCCGCTGTCGCGGCGACTCCCAGGCAATCGGAGCCGAACGAGCCCACCACCACGAGTTGACCGCCGCCGCCACCAACCAGTTCAGCGGCACCGGAGCGACCACGGAAAACAGCGAGCTGTGGCATCGGTAGGCGACCCCGTACCCCTTATCGATCAGATCCATAGGCCCGACTCGTTTCAGGAATATCATGCCGGAGCGCCTCCTGCGACGACCTCGAGGCTCGGGTGGGTCGCAGTACCCACCTGCGGCTTCGGCGGCTCGGTGGTCAGCGTGAGAGTCCGCTTTCCTGGGTCGCGGGCGAATCGAATCACCCAGCCGCGCCGCGAACCGACCAGCGCCTGATCGAGCTCGGCCCCCCCGGCCCTCTCCAGGATCACCACCAGCGCCGCCGCCAACTCGCTCTCAGCCACCGCCTCGCCCTGCTGCTCGGCGAGCATCGCCTGGTCCAGGCACCGCTCGATCCACGGGTACTTACAGGCCGCGCAGACCCGGTGCAGGTGCTCTCCCTCCAGCTCGCAGGTCGAGAGCCGCGGCAGCACCAGAGACCCCGGTAGGCAGAAGGCCACCGCCTGCTGCGGCGAGTTGCACTTCGGGCAGCGGCCTCCGGTGTGGTTGAATCCGTGCGCTACCGTGCTCTCGTGGCCGCGGATCGAGTCCAGTACCACCATCCGATTGGTCCGGTTGTCCCGTTCGTCACGTCCCATCAGCGCCTCCCTCGGGCGGCCTGCCGTGCGAACCAGGCTTCGTCGGGGGCGCCGCTCGACTCCCCGGTCCTGGCCTTCGGTACCGGCTCCGCGTACTCCGGAGCCGGTAGGTCATCTTCCATCGACGCCGCGACCTGAGCGACCAGATCCGGACCCGGCATCCTCACCACCCGATGCGCCGCCTGATCGCAGTCCCGCTCCGGGCCCGCGGCATAGCGCTGGCCGCACCAGTGCCCCGTCACCCCGCGGCCCTCCCGCTTCACCGCCTCCTCGGCCGACGTCGAACTCCGAGCCAGCGCCCAGTGCTCGCAGGCTTCCCACTGGCCGACGCACCGGAAGGCTTCGACCGCGTTCGCAGCCCGGATCGCCCGGCAGGCCAGTGACAGCGACAGAGCGCCGCTGCGCCGCTGCGCCACCAGCGATCGAACCAGCGAGTCGAGGTGTCCGCGGTGCCGGTACTCGCCGTCGCTCGAGTACGACCCGTCGGTCAGGAAGGCCCCAGGAGCCTCTGGCTTGGCCGCCTTAGTGGCTCTGGCCTTCATCCGGGCGGCTCCTTCCACTGGCCCCCGTTCAGGAACGAGGCAGGGTAGGGGATCTTGTCCACTGGGGTCTCTCGGTTCGACCAGTATTCCCTCCACCGCACCATCCCCCGGTACACCTGGTCGCAGCGGTCCTGGCTCCATGGCTTGATCGCCAGCCAGGCTCGGCGCGCAGCGTCCGGCTTCACCTTGCGCGGGTAGTCGGAGTAGAACTGGTCGAAGGCTTCGAGCCAGTCGTCCTTCGGTGACTTTCCGTTCGCCGAAGGCGATGGACCCGCCTGCCCATCGAAGATGGGCAAGTGTGTTGATTCTTCTTCTTGGGAAACCTGGGAAACCTGGGAATCGGCTATGGGGGTGCCATGGGGCTGCCTTGGAGGAGCCATGGCTCTGCCAAGAGGGTGCCATCGTTTCTCGGCCCCTAAGTGGCCGCGCCTGCGCATTTCGGCAACCCACTCATCCTGGCGCTCGTGCTCGGCGACCATGCGCTTCTGAACCCAGAAGCCCGGTCGCGAGTCCGCGTCGAACGCTGCCTGAACCTGGTGCTTTACGAGGTCCCATTCGTCGGTGGTAGCGCGGGCCATCGCTGCGAGCACGCCATGGTCGGACACCACGACCCCAGGTTCAGGCTGATCCCACAGCTCGAACAGCAGGGTCGAATAGGCCCCCCGGGCCTGGAGGCTCATGCGGACGACAGCGGGGTCGAACAGATAGTCGCGGGGACAGAACAGGAACTCGTGACGGCGTGGCTTTCGATCGTTTGGCACGTTGGGTCTCCGGTTGTGGGGAGCCTCCAGCGCGGGCGACGACCACGGAGCGAGCGGCGGGCTGCGTGCGCCCACCTCGCCCAACCGGAAAGGCGGCGTTGTCCGAAACCAGCGCCGCCGCCCGATCCGTGACGTTTCGGACATCAGGAAGTATGTGACCGCCACCGCGCTCCGTCAAGGGGGATTGACAGCAAGCGGCCCCGGAGCGATACTGCGGTCGTGGCAACCGATCAGCGTCGCGCCGTCGCGCGGGTCCGCAGCTTCCGCGCTGCACTCCCCGATGTCACCGACGTGGTGCCGACCGGGATCGCGCGTGGATTGTTCCCCAACCGCTCGGCCGCCACCGACACGCTGATCGTTCGCCGCTCGCGCCGGCGCGTCCGCAGACCCACCGCCGAGGAACTCGAGCGCATGAAGATCGATGAGATCATCCGGAGAAATCCGGGGAGGACGGCATGAGCAAGAAAGTGCGACAAGGCGACATCGTCCACTACCGGCTGACCGAGAACGATGCCAGCTTCGCGAACGCTTTTTACAGTGCGATTGGAGGCACGAGCGGCCCAGTACAAATCGTGAGGGGCGACCTCGTGAGTCTCGGTGAGAGAGTTCCGTTGATGGTGGTCAAGGTTTCAGGTGAGCGTCTAAGCGGCCCTGCATTTCTCGCCGGCAGCCAGCAGGTATCAGTGCAGAACGCAAAGGAAGGCGACGAGCCGGGCGAGTGGTCGTGGGGCAAGGAAAGCGACGAGGACTAACATCCGCGGGAACCCATGGAGGATCGCATGAAGTACCGCTGCAAGGTGATCGGACACGAGCTAAAGGAGACCAAGACCGGCAACCTGTTGATCGTGAAGCTCAAGGGCTACGACCGTGGTGCCGAGATCAAGGCCCAACTCCTGGTCGAGGAGGACGAGCGCGTCAAGTACCCGTTCGGCTGCGGGTGCGTGATGAACTTCGACGTGCAGCAGGATCTGACGCTCGAGAAGTGACGTGAGCCAACAAATCCATTGCGACTATTGCGATCACGTCGTCCAAGCGGCGGACCTCGTCGAGGTCAACAGAAAGCAAGTCCTGCTCCCCATGATCTACGGCAAGACGATGGCGCTCCACGTCTACTTCCCATCGGACCAGGGCGATCTGTGTAGGGAGTGTTTCGACGCGGCGCTCAGGTACGAGCCACCAGCGCGTCATTGGGCGCGTGACAATGCAGCCGCGTTGGAAGGATGAAGTGTGGCCGACTCGCGGTTCGACGGAGACGTTCTCCCCGATGCCACCTGGGGAACCTGCAAGCTCCACTCCCCGACCGGAATCGTGCGGCTGGTCGGTGACGACGGGCTCCCCACCGCCAACGGCATCTGCCAAGTCTGCCACGAGGAGGCCCAGAGTGAAGCGTTCTTCTCGTGCCCGGTCCACGGGATCAACCCGAAGGCCCGCGGTTCCAGCTCCTGCCCGGTCGCTGGCTGCCTGGGAACGAGCCCTGGACCGACGCCGGAGGAGATTGACCGGAAAGCCGAGTCGCTCGGCCGTGTTTGGCCGGGCGGGCCTGTGGCCCGGCAAGATGCTGTGGCTCAGGCAGCAGCCGGACCTGCGGATCTCGGTGCTGGAGAAGCTCGCGACGGCGCTCCAGTGGAGCCCCGAGACCTACCTGCGCGCGATCCGGCGCGAGACCCAGCCCAAGGCACCGCGCGCGCCGCGGCGCCGCAACCGGCGCGAGCGCGAGCTGATGACTCGGCGGATCGCTGGCGAGACCCTTTCCTGAACCCGTGAAGGAGGTTGACATGCAAGCACCGAGCGGAGAAGTCGCTGTCCCCGTCGATGAGCCGAAGGACGCGATCGAGGAGCTGTTCACCTACCACGCGCCCGAGGGCGACCAGCCTCAGCGGTACTTGGCGATCCGTGAAGCGGCGAAGAATCTGGCGCGCGTGATCGACGCGAACTGCCCGGCGGGAGCGGACCGTACCGCAGCGGTCCGTAAGATCCGCGAGGCGGTGATGACCGCCAACGCCTGCATCGCGACCCGGAACGCCCAGTACCGATGACCCCGCTCGATCTCATCGCCATCGCCGCGGGCTTCGCCGGGCTCGCGGGAGGCGGCTTCTACGCCGGCTGGCGCTCCGCCGCCGCCTACCTGAGCGCCGCGCGCTCGGTCTCGGATGTGACCGGGGCCGCCGTCGCTCAGGTCAACGCGGCCAGCGCTACGCTGGACAGAACCGAGTCCGCCCTGGCATCGTTGAAGGGTGCCCTCGAAGCCAACACCACAACGCTCGAGCAGCGCCACCGCTCCGTCGAAGAAGCCCTCCTCGCGCTATTCTCCGGCCTCGAGCGCGCCGGTCTCGCCCGCTCCCCGGAAGCGCGCCGCGCCGCGCGGCAGGTCGGAGAATCCACCCCCGACTCTTGACGGTCTGCCAGAGCCCGAGGCCCCGCCGCTCTCCTGGTACGCCGACTTCGCGCGCTTCGAGGACTTCTGCCGCGACTGCCTCCAGATCATCACCAAGAAGAACCAGCGCGTCCCGCTGATCCTCAACAGCACCCAGCGCAAGGTGCTGACCGAGATCCGCCGACTGCGCGAGCGCGGCATCCCGCCCCGCATCGCGATCCTCAAGAGCCGCCAGGTCGGCATCTCGACCCTCACCGAGGCGCTGCTGTTCTGGGCCTGCCTGACCCAGAGCCACCGCTCGGCGCTGGTGATCGCGCACACGCTCAAGCTCTCGAAGGTGCTGTTCCGGATGAGCCGCAACTTCCACCGCTTCGTCCCCGAGCTGATGCGCCAGAAGAAGCGGATCGACAACGTCCACGAGATCGAGTTCGACTCCGGATCGCGCATGCAGGTCGAGGTCCAGGGAGATCCGCGCGGCTATGCCGCCCAGGATGTTCACCTGAGCGAGTTCGGCTTCTACGAGCGGCCCGAGGACACGCTGGTCGCGGTGATGCAGACCCTGCCGCGCAGCATCGAGTCGCTGTGCGTGATTGAGAGCACCGCCAACGGAGTCGGCAACAAGTTCCACAAGCTGTGGCAGCGCGCCTGCGGCCTGGCGCTCGACGAGCAGATCCCGGAGGACGAGAAGGGCTGGACCCCGATCTTCATTCCGTGGTTCGACCACGAGGAGTACCGCATGCCGCTCGACAAGATGCTGGTGCTCTCGTCCGACGAGGCGCAGTTCATGGCCCAGCACCACACCACGCCCCAGCAGATGAAGTGGCGCCGCTGGTGCATCAGCGCCAACCTCGATGGCGATGAGGACAAGTTCGCCCAGGAGTACCCCGCCACCCCGGAGGAGGCGTTTGCGCTCTCCGGGCGCCCGGCGTTCGATACCAAGTCGGTGATCTACTACGCCAACCTGGTCGCGGAGTCTGTCAAGGGAAAAAAGCTCCCGCTCCGCATGGAAATCGAGGCGGACCCGCCAGGGGTCGGCAAGGCCGAGATCCTGGAGTACGACCGCGGCCGACTGCGGATCTTCGCCGACCCGATCGACCGCCACAGCTACATCGTTGGCGCCGACCCGTCCGAGGGCGATCCGGGGAGCGACCCGTCGCCGCTCGCGGTGCTCGACCAGATGACCCTGGACCTGGTCTCCACCTGGTACGGCAAGGCGCCGCCCGACCTGCTGGCCTGCCACGCCGTCGACCTGGCCCGGCACTACCACGAGGCGCTCATCATCGGCGAGGCCAACAACCACGGCATTCTGTTCAACGAGGAGCTGGGCCGGCTCGGCTACGCGAATATCTACTACCGCAAGACCAGCCAGGAGTCGGTGGCCGGAGAAGTCACCGACAAGCCGGGCTACCTGTCCACCGTGCGGACCCGCGAGCACCTGTTCAACACGCTCCGCAAGTTCGTCCGCCTGCGGATGGGCAAGTTGCCCTGCCCACACTTCGTTCAGCAGATGCAGTCGCTGGTCTACGTCGACCAGAAGGCCCAGGCCCAGCCGGGCGCCGAGAAGGACCTGCTGGTCGCCTTCGCGCTGTGCCTGATGGCCCACCGCGGGTCGATGGCGAACCCGTTGGAGCCGCTGCCGGAGCAGGTGATACGCTCGGTGGCGTCGGAAGTTGGGCTGCTCAAGGAACGGGACCCTGAGGGCGCTGCGGTGCGGGCGCGCGTGCTGACCGGGATGACGATGGACGAGGTACTGGACCAGGAAGATGCGATCCTCGCGCGCGCGGCCCGCCAGCGCCGCTTCGGTCTGGGTGGGCTGAGGTAGCATGGCGGACCTCCGTCCGTTCGACGACGGCCGCTGGCCCGATCTCGAGGGCTTCGCCGATTGCTTCCTGTGCGGTCGCAAGATCGACCCGCTCGATCCCCAGAGGGGGAGCTACACGGCGAACGCTCGCGCCGCCCAACCACTACCTGCCCACTTGTCTTGCCTCGAGGGTTGCCTGAGCCTCGACCCAACGAGCATCCGGCTCCAAACGATTTTCCTGACCGCGTTGACGGCGATGGCCGATGCGAACGCGAAGGCGATGCTCCGCGCGGCTCGCGTCTCGGCGCCAGATCCTGCACCGCTGTGACCCGCATGTTCTACTGCTCCAGTCCCGAGTGCCGACTGCGCTGGAGGAACGTCCGGCGGCGGAGTTCCGCGCGTGCCCGATGCACGGCTTGCGACTCCGCCCTGACTGCCTTGAGGCGCGTTCCCGAAGGAGGCGGCCCCTTCGTCCTCAAGGACTTTCCTGAGCACTTCAACGTCAGCCTCGGGTGCGTGGTGAAAAGCCGCGCACATCACCAGCAGCTTCAGCGCGAGCGCGGACTGCAAGACTGGTCGCCAGTGAAGGAGTCGCCCCAGCTCTCGAAACTGAGGAGGGAGGGCTATCTGTGAACCCCTCCAACAGTCCGGTGTGCGCAAACTGTCATCGGATCAGGACCCTCAAGCGTCGCGGTAAAGGCAACGGGCCACGGAGGGGAGCATGATCGCCAGCGCCACCCAGCTCCCCGACGGCTCCACGTTCGTCGCCCGCGAGCGGCACGTCCCCGAGGTGCCGCCGTTCGGTTCGTTTGGTTCCGACCGGGAGGCCGAGGACAAACTGGTCGCTTGGGCGTCGGAGAAGTTCAACCTGCTCTACCAGCTCAAGCGCGGCGAGCAGGAGCGACTCAAGAACTGCGAGATGTATTACGCCGGCTTCCACTACGAGGACGCCTGGGACAACCGCAACAATCCAGTGACCAACTACTGCTTCTCGTCGGTCGAGACGGTGTGGCCGATCCTGACCGAGGTGCGGCCCCGTCCTGAGCCGGTGCCGCGCCGTTGGATGGACGCCGCGCGGATCAAGCGGATCGAGCAGTTTGCGACCTACAAGATGGACACCTGCGGATTCGATCGGATCTTCCGCATCTGCGTCCGCGACTTGCTCAAGTACGGCTGGTGCTGTCCGATGATCGGCTGGAACTCCGAAGGCACGGCGGTGCCGCGCTACCTATCGCCGTTCGACTTCTACCCCGACGGGGCGACCGAAGAATCCGAGATGGAGTGCTTCGCCATCGCCCGGCCGGTGTCGGTGCGGCGGCTGCGCGCCCTGTTCCCCAAGGCGGCCGACCGGATCCAGCCCGACAACATCGCCTCGCCGTCCTACCAGGTGCTGGTCCAGCCCTATCTCGAGGCGGCCGGGGTGGCGGGTCGGGTCGGGATGCCGAACATCATCGGCACCATGCCGTCGGCGATCATGGAGGGCGCGCCCGCCGCCACCACCACCGGCCACTACGTGGTCGACACCGGATCGTTCCAGACCTTCGGCCAGACCGCCTTCCTGGTGCAGCTTTTCGTCCGCGACTACACCACTATGAACGTCAAGTACGTCGGCGAACGCCAGATCGAACACGAGTCCGGCCCGCTGATGGTGGCTCACTCGATGGTCGCGCAGGAACCGTGCTGCCCGTCCGGCTGGCGGATGATCCCGCTGCTCGCCACCGGCGTGCTGCTCGCTCCGCCGATGCCGGTCGACAAGTCGCTCGGCGGCATCCCGCTGGTGATCGGCCGCAACTACGAGCAGGGCGGCCGCTTCTACCCGAAGGGCGAACTGGACGAAATCATCCCGATCCAGCGCGACGTCAACCGCAGCGACGCGCTGATCGCTCGCGCGCTCGAACTCCAGGCCAATCCGCCGGTCAAGGTCAGCCTCGACGCTCGGTTGAGCACCGACAAGCAGGGCGTCGACGGTGGCGACCTGCTGCAAATCGCCCGCGGCGCGATGATGGAGTACCTCCAGCCCAACAGTCTGGCCGAGTCGCACTTTGAGCGCCGCGGCCTGCGCCGCCAGGACATCCAGATCGTCAGCGGCACCCCGGACGCGCTCCAGGGCCAGCGCCCGGTTGGCATCGAGGCCGCGGCGGCACTCCGCCAGCTCACCGCGTCGGCCGCCACGCGCGCCCGCGCCAAGAGCGCCGGCCTGCTCGAGTGGGCAGCACTCCTGCTCCAGAAGATGATGCGTGCCGACGCCATGAAGTCGCGCGAGACCGTCTATTACCGCGGCACCGACGGCCGCGACATGTGGATGAACCCGACCGACCTGACGCCCGAGGACTGGGACATCCGCTGGGCGCAAAAGAGCGGCACCGCCCAGGGCGAACAGGACCGGATCGACCTCGACAAGGAACTGCTCCAGCTCGGCGTGATCGACCCGCAGGCGCTGCTCGACGATCTGGACTATCCAGACCGTGGTAACATTTTGGCTCGGGTGGGACTCCAGCGACTGGCGGCGGCAAAGGCGGCAGCCCAGACCAACGGAGGTAGGCCAGGTGAGTGACACGACGCGCACCACGCGCACCAGGAGACCGCGGCGCGAGTACCGCGATGCCAAGGGCAACCTGATCGAGTACCGCGATCTCGAAGGCAAGATGCGCGAGTACCGCGACCTGGATCGCGAAGCGGCTCAGATGCGAGCCAAGCGCGATTCGCTGGTCAAGGGCGGGGTCGAGACGGTCCAGGGCCTGTCCAGGCGCGCGGGTAGAGCGATCAGCGAAGTCGGAGAAAAAGTCTCTCGCCAGCCCTTCTACGGAGACATCTACCGACGGCTGGGTCGCAACCTGCCCGCCTACGCCAAGGGCGCCGCGATGGTCGCTCGCAAGGCCGGAGAGGTGGTCGGCGCTGGTGCCGAGCGCGTCGCCAAGGAAGCCAAGGAGTTGCGGCGCCGACTCGAGCGCCGCCTCAAAGTGGCGCAGGTTCGTTCGGGAGGCAAGCGGTGAAGCATGCCGCCCACATCGGCTTCAAGCGCGCGATGGCTGCCGCGGCCGCTGGCGGCGCACGCAACCCCGGAGCGGTGATCGCAGCCGGCGCGCGCAACGCGAGCCCGGCGGCCAAGCGCCGCAATCCGCGGCTGCTGCGCGTCATGGGCGCGAGGCGTCGTGCGGTGGCGGCGGTGAGAGCGGGATATTGAGCGGTGCCGGCGACTTCCCAAGCGCAGCAGATGGCGGCCGGGGCCGAGCTTCGACGGCGGCGCCACGGAGAGGGCGGGAAGATGTTCGGAAGCATGTCAACCAAAAAGTTGCGACACCTGGCAGCGACCAAGCGCAAGGGACTGCCGAAGCGCGCTCGCCGCCGCCGGATCGCTGAGATCAGAGCCGGAGGATAGCCGTGTCGATCGCCCCCGAGAGCGCCATCAGTCCCGTCGCCCAGGCCCCGTCCGACCGCCCGACGCTTCGGCTCGAGCAGTGGGCGCGCATGGGCATCGCCCTGCTATTCGGAGACCGTAAGCTCGATCTCCAGGAGCAGCACGTTCTCCGCGCCTTCATGGAGGAAGTGGCACTCCGCGCCCAGGCCGCCCAGGGGATCGGCACCGGCCAGCAGTCGTCGCCCGAGGGAGCCGCACCACCCATGAGTCCGATGGAGATGAACGCCAACACCGAGGACTTCGGCGCCGGACAAGGCGAGCCGATGGGGGAGGAAGGCTACTGATGCTGCCAGCCGACGCTGCTGCCAAGGCCGAGGAGAAGGCCAAGACCATCGACTACTACGCTGATCTGACCGACGAGGAACGCGCCGAGGAAGGTCTCCCGCCGCGCGAGTCGTCGAAGGAGCTGGCACCGGGAGAGAAGCCGCCCGGTACCGAACCCGCCGCGCCCCCGCAAGCGGACGACGAGCCGGAAAGCGACGATATCACCGAGTCGTTGTTCGATGAGATCGCCGGATTGCGTGAGGACCTGGGTGTGGCACTCGCCCAGGCGCCCGCTCCCGCTCCCGCCGAGAAGAAGCCCGAGGACCCGCTGCTCGCCGCCGCCCTGGATCACGATGACCCAGTGATTCGTGGCCTCGCCGAGCGGCTCCAGCAGGCCGAGACCCGCCTGGCCGAACGCGAGACGGAAGCGCGCGAAAGCCGCACCGATCGCCAACTCGCCCAGGACGACTTCGAGTTCGAGACGGTGCAAGCGTCCTACCTCATCGGCGGCAAGCCGATGACCGATGCCCACTGCGTAAAGATCGAGGACTACATCCTCGACAACCCCGAGGTCGGACGCCGCCTGTCGATCGAGCAGATCACGCGCGTCGTCTACCCGGATGCCGTCCGCGTGACGGCCAAGTCGCCCCCGGCCAAAGGCCCCGGCGACGCAGCGAACGGCGCCGGTGAACCCGTCGCCACCATTGTCGATCGGGGCGGCTCGACCGTCGCGACACCGGGCGGTTTCAAGCCGCGCCCCAACGAATCCATTCAGTCAGCGATCGACGCCTACGCCGCAAGTCAAGGCATCAAACGCTGACCAGACCATAGGAGGCACCCAGAGTGACCTCGTCATTCCCCTGGAACCAGGCCAACGTCATGGTCCAGGACTACATCATCCCGACGATCGCCGACCAGATTTTCCTGAGCAACGCGGCGTTCATGCGGATGAAGGGACGTACCAAGCACTTCACTGGCGGGCGGAGGATCGTCGTGCCGCTCGGCTGGCGGACCCAGGGCGGGCTCAAGTGGTTCGCCGGCACGGACGTGTTTGCGCCGACGGTCCGCGATCCGTTCCAGGCGGCCGAGTTCACGCCCAAGAACGCCAACGTCGACCTCACCATCGACTGGGACGAGGAGATGACCGTCTCCGGCCAGGAGAAGGTGATGGACCTGATGGAGGCCAAGGGCGAGTGGGCCCGGTCAACCTTCTTCGACGGCATGGGCAGCGACATCTACAACGACGGCTCCGATCCGAAGGCGCTGGCTGGGCTCCAGTACGCGCTCAAGGAAGGGGCCACGGGCGGCACCGATCCGCCGACCATGACCTACGGCGGCATCTCGCGCAGCGCCACCGTCAATACCTGGTGGAACCACAGCAGCGACAACCCGACCACCGCCTACGTCACCGGCGCGTCGAGCACCTTCGCTGGCACTCAGTTCGGACCGATCAACAAGATGTTCGCGTCGATCAAGCTCAAGTCCGGCAAGACGCCGACCATGATCCTCAGCAACGTGGGATCGTGGAGCGACGTCCACTACAACCTGGTCAAGAACGAACGCTACCAGCGTCCGCAGCAGAACTCGGACCTGTTCAAGGCCGGCTTCGAGAACTTCATGTTCCGCAGTGCGACGTGGGTGCAGGACGAGAAGGCCCCGCGAGACACCAGCGCCAACAAGTTCGAGAAGGTCTACTTCATCCACGAGCCGTCGATCCGGCTGTGGGTGGACAGCCGAGCCGACTTCGCGTTCGAGCCGTTCCGCAAGCCGCACAACTCGATGACCCGCACCGCCTACATCCTGTGGCGCGGCGAACTGATCGTTTCCGAGCCGCGGGCGAACGGGGTCATGCCCCGGATCGACACCAGCGGCGTCTCGTAAGGGGGGTGGGCTAGATGCTCAACATCGGACTGGAACAGCAACAGCAGATTCGCGGAGCGGACGGCTCGATCCTCTGGGTCGGGACGGCGGTGGTTGGTCAGTCGTTCGTCGCCGTCAACGTCAGCGCCGGTGAGTATGCCGACGCCGGCACTGACTTCCCTGCCGCACTCATCCCGCTCGGGTCTGCCTGCCTGTGGGCGACCGGGGCGGCTGGCTCGAACACGGTTGTCCCGAGGCTTCACGGCATCCGGCCGGCCGGCGGGACGCAGGGGTGGCTGACCACGGATCCCGGCGATCTCCCGCAGAGCCTGGTGATCGGATGCACCAACCTCAACACCGATCGTGCCTTGAACGAGGGCTTCATGGGCGTTTCGATGGAGCCGATCGGATTCGGAAAAAGCGGCTTCGTGGCTGCGGCTGGGAGCCTCTGCACCGTTCGCTGCGACGTGACGGCCATCACCGTCGGCAAGTTCGTCGGCGGGACCGCCGGAGCCACCGGAGCCAACAGCCAGACTGGTGCCGGAACGTCGACCGGGCCAACGGTCGACGAGACCACAACGGCGGGAAGGATTCTTGGCGTGTGTGTCCAGACCAACACGGTGGCGTCACCTGGCACCGGCACCACCGGGCACGTCGGGATCGTCGTCCAGCCGGCGTAGCTGGTTGAGTAACGCATAAAACCGCGGGGGGCGGGCGCTTCGGCTCCCGCCCCTCGCTACGGAGGGGCTCTGAGTG